CGCGAGTTTCCTGCTTGAGGAAATCAGTGAATGGGCGATTGGTGCGCGCAGCGAGGGCAAGAGCCTTCGTCACGCGACCGGGGCCACCGTTGTAGGCTGCTGCTGCGAGGACAGGGCTGCCGAACTGGCGCAGCTGCTCGTCGTAATACGCGCGACCTAGCGCATGGTTGTATTCCGGATCATTCCGCAGTCGGTCGAGGCTCCAAGGCAGACCAGCCAACCGCGCAGCCTCTGGCCCTGTGCCAGGCATGACCTGAGCTATTCCGAGAGCGCCAGCTCGCGAGGTGATTGGCCTTCCGCTACGGTCGAACTGTCGGTTGCTGGACTCTTGCGTAATCATCCGCTGCCAGACCTGATCGGCTTGGTTTTGGCTCGCAACAGGCGCTGGGGCATCCGGCATTGGGCCGAAGCTTAACGCTTGACGCGGCATGCCAGTCGATGTCTCCTGCGACGCAACAGCTGGCGGCGTCAAAGGGGCGACGCGGTTTGTGTACTTGCCGCCACCTTCCTGCGGGAGCGATGCACGCCGCCACTCGGGAGCTCCCGGAGTGATGCCCTGTGCGGCAGCGAAATTGGGCGCATTGGGGATGGGCTGGCCGAACGAGGGCGACGGTGCCTTGATGGCCATCATGTCCCTGACAGGATCATCCGGCGTGCCTTTTTGCCCGGCAGCTGTCCATTGCTGAAGGGCCAGAGCTTTGCGCTGCTCGTCGTTGAGCGGCTCTTGATACTCCCAATCCGGTGCAGCCATCTGTCGGCCTTCGGCTGTGCGCACAGGAGCCGGTGCAGGAGCCTCAACGGCTGGCTCTTCGGACCTTGCTGGGGAAACCCTAGCTGGAGCCATCTGTCGGCCCTCAGCGGTCCGTTTTGGAGCTGGTGCTGGTTCGGCCCTGTCTGCGAGCTTTGCCTCCTCCCGAAGGCGCAGCTCCTTTTCTGCGCGGAAAAAGTCAGCTGGGCTGTCGCGGTCGCCCCAGTTGATCGATTTGTCTTCGTTGAGGAGCTTGCCCGTCGACTGCCATTCGTCAGTGCCGCCATCGGCACGCTTGCGACGGCTGGAGAGAACATCCTTGGCTAGGCGAAGAGTGTCTCGCTTCATGGCATCACTCAATCGGTTTCAGGAGCTGACCGGGCTGGCCGACATTCATCGGCTCTTCGTTCTCTTCAAGGCGCTGGATCATGTCAGGACGGACGATCGATTCCGCGATCGGGATGCCCTGCGGATTCTTAGCCATGTCCTGAGCAAACTTGATCGCAGCGAGACGCTCGTGGCTCTCGCGATCGCGCTTGCGGTTCATCGCCTCAAGCTCTGAGTCTTTGGACTTCTCGCGCAGTTCCATCTGCTTGAGCTGGAGCTCGGCCAGCTTCATTGGGTCGAATGGTGCGACCTTGCCAGCCTCGCTGCCTTGAGCGCCTTGCTGGATGTTCGAGATAATCTCGGCCACCTTGGCATCGGCGAGCTTGCCCTTGATGTCGACGTCCTGCTTCTTGATCTGCAACTCTGCGATTGCCTTCTCCATCTCGGGAGGCATCTTGCCCTGCGCAGAGGCTGGCACAAGGAACTGCTGCGGATTGCTCCAACCAATGGCTTGCAGCGCTGCGGTGTCAATTGCGATCGGATCGTACATCGTCGGGTTCTGCTTCTGCAGTTCCTTCAACGCCATGATCTTCATCACACGCTGCGAATGGCTGGCAGTGTTCGGATCGGCCTGTGGCACAAGGTCACAGTTGCTCAAAGCCTGAAGGAAGGTAGCCTCATCCCACTGCTTGGCTGGCTTTTTGTTGCGCTGCCAGAAGCTATCGGGGTGCTCCTTGAAGCAATCCATCAGCAGCCGGAACTCTTCCGCTTGAGCGGCATGCATCCGTTTGTGGACAGCGTTGAGGATCTTGGTGGCTTGCTCGATCATCGCCAACGTAGTGCCGACCGGAGCATCTGCCCTGCCCTCGCCGACCTGCTGCTCGCTCGTGCCGCCCAAACGCATGCCAGTGTCGGCCATGTTGGCGACCAGCGTCATCAATGCGGCGGAGGGCTCTTTGTAAGGCAGCGGCATGATGGCTTGGCGGATGTCCATGCCGCCAGTTTTGATCGATGCGCCGCCACCGGGCGGAACACGGAAGATGTTGGTGTTCTGGCGCAGGCCCTGATCAGAGAACAGGAATCCCGGGAAGTTGGCATACATACCCGCATCCAACAGCTCTCGCCAAGCGGCAGTGATTGCGTTGGTCGTGTTGCCGAGGATATTCAACAGCCCAATGTCATAAAACCCAAACCCAGGAACAAATGTGTACTTGACGAAGTTGGCTTTGGCCTCTGGCAGATCGTTGTCGTCTTCGTCATAGTTGCGGACGATTGACAGGACCTCTTTGGTCGTCAGATCAATGGTGACACGGTACGGGATCTCGAGGCCGGTTTCTTTGCTTTTGATCTTGTGCTCGAACCCAGGAAGGTCCAGCTCGCAATAGCACTCGTAGATCTCGCGATCGCGATCTTCCGGCGATGCATCATCCTGAGCGATACCCTGCTGGCTCCTTTTCTCACGCTGCACAGAGTCGAGCTTTGCCGGCGACGGTGTCGAGAGTTCAATGTCTCGGTACACACCGAGGATTTGCAGACGCTTCACGACCGAAGGGCGCATCATGACACGGTGCGTGATCCGTTTGGCATTGCTCAGGTCGGTCGCTGCATTATTGACGATCAAGTCGTCAGCATCAACGCTCTCGCTAACCGGACGATTGCGCAATGGGCAGAAATACACCTTCTTGAATGCGGTGCCGCCAAATCCGAGCATGAGCAACATGCGGTCGGTATCAGGGTAATATTCCTTGGCTGTGCTGGTGAGATAATGGTTCATGTCCCGTTCAAGGGCATTGCCCAGCTGATCCTCGGCGAGGTCCGCATTGTTGTCGTCGTTGCGGATCTTGACCGGACCATCCGTGGGCAGCATCTCGGAGCGCGCATTGGCCTGAAACCGCAGCACAGCCTCCAACAGCAGCGGATGGCGCACGCGGCTCATACCCTCAACTGGCGCACCGTCAGCGGATCCGCCAATGCCTGGGATCTCGATCTTCAGCCCGAGCAGTCGCAGTCCGGTGGAACGCTCCTCAACCCACTCCTGACGCGACGACTGGTCCTGATCGATGCCACGGATGAGCTCGTCGGCAATCGAGTAAAGGTCCGTGTCCGGGATCTCTTCAGCGAGGTTGCGGAACCAATCGCTCTTGTCGTCACGCTTGGCCGCAGGATTGATCGGTCGGCCATCGAGGCTGATTGAGATGGAGCCGTCGCCATGCTCGATCTCGAGCACATTGCCCTTCTGGTCCATCTTCGGCTTGTCAGGATCCTCACCAAGCATTTCAATGAGAATATCAGGGAGGGCCGGAGCTTGCTCCTCCTGATCATCAAGACGAAGATTGGGCACAAGACCGGGAGTCATTGGCATTGGTCGGATCCTTCAGCGCTAAGTTTTTCTATCTCTGCGACGAATTGGTCAATGCAAGACATCGCAGCGTCTTTCTCACTCAGCGCAGCAACCACATAATTCCGCGCATGATCGTGGGGCTTTTCGCCGCAAACGTCAACAGAATACTTGCCATCGTCTCGAAGATCGACAGTCGCGTTGCAAAGGACTCGCTGCATGGTCACACCGGGTAAAGAGGCTCTGGAGGTTTGCCTTGATGGCGCATTGACTCGTGAACTGAGTGGGTGATCTCTTCGGAACGCTGGAGCATGCCGGTCGTGCGCAGATGGCTCAGGGCCATTGAGACAGTGTCGGTCAAGTCGTCATGCTTGGCCTTCGGGAACATGCCAGTCTGAACGAGCACCTTTTCTGCCCATACGCGATCGGGCGCATAGATCAATCCTTCAGAGAACATATGCTGAATGGCGTACACTCTCGAGCGTTTGTCGACACCCTTTGGATCGACCAGCTGCACGGCGAAGTCCGACGAGCTGAACAATCGGCGCAGCTCCTGCGAGACCGAGTGGCCAGCAGCCTTGTTCTCGATTAGCAGCCGGTCCAGCTTGAACTTCTTAGCGGTCTGTGCGACCTTCTCGATCAGCTGCGGGAACTCGAGCCATTCCTCCCAAGCGTACAGCATGATGATCTTGGGCGCTGACGAATGGCTGGCGGACAGGTTGAACTTGACCTGTGCTGCCTCGTCGAACCGGCTTGCATGGTCGGCGATGTTGATCAGGCCATTGTCACCCTTGCGCTTCATCGGGCGATTGGTTGCGAAGTTGTCGGTGTATGCAGTGCGGTCACCAGAGAACACTCCCCACACAGTCATGGCCGATGGGTCGTTCTCTTGCTTCTCAGTGTACGAGGTGTCGAGCGAGCCGATGATGTAGTCGCAATCAGGGAACACGTCGCTGTCCCAGAGCTTCCACCAATCACGCTTGATGATGCCGCCACCCTTGACTTCTGGGCGCTGCTGGAGCTGGCCGGCAGCCGCAAAGGGTCCGAGGGTCCGCTCGAGCAGGGCGACTTCCTTCTCGCCGAAACGCTCTGGCCAGAGCAGCTCGCCTTCGCGTTCACGGAGGACAGCAGCAGCCTCTGCCGAGGCGGGCACGCGCATCCCATCCGGCAGCACCGTGACCAGCGGCACACCGTCATCGTCGCAGCCACGCGGATCGTCCCAACCAACGACAGTGTGGGTGTGGCGCTCCATCTCGTAGCGCATGGGCAGCATCAGGTGCGTCCAGTCGCCAACGTCCTTGCTCAAGACGTGCCCGGTCAGATCGTCCTCTGCCAGTCGCTGCTGGATGATGATGAAGGCACCGTCGCGAGCATTGTTGAGACGTGTGCTCAGCGCAGTGTCCCACCACTCAATGGTCGTGTTGATCGTCGCCTCGCTGAATGCTTCCTGCGCAGCATTCGGATCGTCCACAATAAT